TGCTTTCCTTTGTGAAGTTCTCTTACCTCGTCAACATATCTGTATTCGGACAACTTCTTGTAAATTCCTTCTACCGTTTCGCTGGCAATGGGGATCTGTCGGACAATATCGTAGTTTTCCTGCATTATGGTCTTCAAGGTTTTGTTCTCCAGGAACTCGTTGGTTTTCTTTTCGACTTTACTCAACAGATTATTTATGTCGATGGTTGAGAACATTGTCGGATCTTCGATCGCTTTCTTGAGGATCTCTTCTATTTCTTCGTTATCCATTGGTGTATGGTCTATTATTGTCTATATTGTCTATATATATTTTACACTATAATGTAATAAAGTTTTACATTATAGTATATTGTTATGATTATTGCAGACAAGTATCGTATTATAGAAGAAATCGGAAAAGGCTCTTTCGGGACCGTGTATCGCGGAGTTTATTGTAAAAATGAAGAAATGGTTGCCATAAAAACGGAGCCGTTGAGAACATTGTCGAAACTGTTGAAACACGAAACTCGGCTACTGAAATATCTACACGAAAAGGGCTGCGATTTTATTCCTGTTGTGCATTGGTTCGGTGTTGACGACGAATTCACCTATTTAGTGATGACCTGTTACGAATATTCTCTAAAGGACTGTTTTGAAACCGTTGCTAAAGATGAAAAACTACAGAAACAAATTATGCGGGGATGTATTTCTATTTTAGAACATATACACAAGAATTTCGTGGTTCATCGAGACATCAAACCCGCGAATTTCATGTTGAAGGGGCGGAAACTCTACATCATCGATTTTGGACTAGCCACCTTTTTCTTGGATGAAAACAGAGAACATATTTCGGGAACATCTAGCACGATTGTGGGAAGTCTCAAATATGCGAGCTATTTTATTCACGATGGATGTGTTAATAGCCGACGAGACGATTTGATATCTTTAGGATACATGTTTTTAGCGATTTCTTCCCATCCCGACGGATTACCTTGGTCGGATCTTTGTGTTCTCGATGACGGAAAAACGCAAAATTCGGTTTTCCATTCCAACAATTTACTTAGAAAAGAAATGAAATCGTGGAATAATTTAGAAGGTTTTTGTTCAAATGAAAAAATCCGAAAATATATGGAATACTGTTATTCCCTGAAAATCGACGACACGCCTTTGTATGATTGTTTAGAAAAAATATTTGACACGGACTAAAATATTATCGAGAACGTACTATTGAGTTGCACTAGGTTTAGTATTTCTGTGATGAGTTGTACTAGGTTTAGTATTTCTGTGATGAGTTGTACTAGGTTTAGTATTTATGTCATGTTTAGTGGTTTTCATTCCTTCCATAAAAAACGGCAATTTCGCCTCGCTTCTACTCACCAAAAAATTATAACTTCCTAAAGCCAATGAAATAATAATTGCCAACAGTAAAAATATTATCGACGTTAGTTTTTTATTCATCTATATTTTACGGCGATAAATTAATATTACTGTCAAACAATATAAAAGAGAGTTCCTATAGTATTGTATAACAGTTAAGGTTTACATGAGTACTACAGACGAAACAACCGAGACAACTATGCCACGCATTATTGGACAAGTAAAGTGGTTTAACAACAAGGCCGGCTACGGATTTATCACCGTCAGTTCCGGTGAACACAAGGGTAAGGATATCTTCATCCACTACAGCGGTATTCGCGTCGTCAACTCGCAGTACAAGTATCTCGTTCAGGGAGAGTACGTCGAGTTCGGCCTCGTCAAGTCTACCTCGCCTACTCACGAGTTCCAGGCTGTTGATATCTCCGGTATCAATGGTGGCTCTCTCATGTGCGAGACCCGCAGTGTGAATGCTTCTCAATATCCTGTTGAGAGAAAACCCAATGTTCAGCCTCGCCGCCCCGTTGGAGCTGGAGGTAATCGCAGCAACAACAGCCGTCGTGAGGAGGCATCCGAGCACGTTGAGCAGTCTGGAGACTATACAGTCGTTCAGCGCCGTCGGGGACCCAATCCTCGCTCGAAGAAGCCTGTCGCTGCTGCTGCCCCCGCTGGAGAGGCCGCTACTGCTAGTATCTAGCCCATTGAAGATTTGAAACGCGCAATGGTGTAAACCTTTACAAAAACATATAAAAAATATATAGATTTTACTGTAAAACATTATAAAAATAATTTACCCAATAAATGCAGTCAAAATAATTTAGCAAGTGTTCTCGAGCGGTCAAAGAGGCTGCGCTTAAGATGCAGTGTTTACGACTTCGTGGGTTCGAATCCCACCGCTTGCAAAATATAAAACTATGTTGTGTTAAATTCTCACTGCATTTGTGCAGACAATTATTTTTGGTTCGTTGGCCAAGTAGGTTACGGCATCAGACTGTTATGTTGTATTATGTTTATAGTTATAAACATTAATGCGGCAGTTATCTGAAAATCGAGTGTTCGATTCACTCACGAACCGTTAAAATAACATTTTCACGAATGTTATTTTATTGAAACAACATAAATATATCCTTGTATATATATTAAACTATGGATACCAATGCATTATTGGAGCGGATTAAAGATTTGGAAAATCAACTGAAAGAAACAAAAGAACATTTGAAGAAATATACTGCTCCTACAAGAAGTAAAACATATTATGAAAACCATAAGGAAGATTTGCTCAATAAAATGAAAACATATACTCCTTCTCCTGATAAAATAAAAGAAAAAAATAGGAAAGCATATTTGAAAAGAAAGGAAAAGCTTAAAGAACAAGAAAATACAAATGGTATTATTTAGTCATTTTAATATATTTTACGTTAAATAGCTTAAAAATAATCTGTAAGTATAATATAATGGATACTCTAATAGAAGATCAACCGCTAGAAAATACTCTTACGATAATAAACGATATTCAGAAAGCAGTAAAAAGAACACACAAAAAATGCGATCATGGTAAACAGAAATATCAATGTAGAGATTGCAGTCCTCACAATTTTTGCAACCACGGTACATTTACACCTATGTGTAAAACATGTAATCCAAAATCATTTTGTGAACACGGAGAACAAAAATCAAGATGTCGAGAATGTAAAGGGGTGTCAATATGTGAGCACAATAAAATAAGAATTAAATGCAAGGATTGCCACGGTTCTCAAATATGCGAACATAATTTATTCAAAAATTCATGCAAACATTGTAGTAAAACATTATTTTGTACACACGGCAAGAGACTAACATTTTGCAGTGATTGTGGGGGTTCTGAATATTGTATTCATAACAAGAAAAAAAGGAGGTGTAAAATATGTGGAGGTAAAGAATTATGCAAATCAGAATGGTGTCATACCAGAGCAGCCTCTAAATACAACGGTTATTGTCTCCCCTGTTGCATTCACATGTGCCCCGAAATTCAGGTATCACGCAACTACAAAACCAAGGAAAAAGACGTGGTAGACCGCATAACAACTCATTTTCCGGATTTCACCTGGGTAGCAGATCGAAAAGTGCAAGACGGATGTTCAAAACGTCGTCCGGATCTCCTACTAGACATGGGATCCCACATAATCATAATCGAAATCGACGAGAACAAACACACCGATTACGATTGTTCCTGTGAAAATAAACGTCTCATGGAACTATCCCAAGATCTTCAACACCGCCCCATAATATTCATCCGATTTAACCCCGACGATTACATAGACCAATCGGGCAACAAGATAAAATCCTGTTGGAAACTCAACAAGTTGGGTGTGATGCAAATCTCCAAGTCCAGACAAACCGAATGGGAACAAAGAATAACAGTTCTCATCGATCAAATCCAATACTGGCTCGATAACCCAACCCAGAAGACTGTAGAAATCGTAGAACTCTTTTACTGAAACAATATGATAAATCACTACATATATTAGCGCACGACAAAATACGAAGTTTCCGTATAGTTCCACAATTCGGTATTTTTATCTCGCAATATTATATACACTCCGTCGCCCCAAATGTTGACTATACAACCTCTACACATGAATTTCGATAAGTCGATTGTCGAGTTTGTCGGGTTCAATGGTCCGTATATTATTAGCGCAATTACGGCTGTTCGTCTTTTCGGTCGTCTCCAATATTTGGTAGCTTTCATAATATCGAGGTTTACGGACCAACAAATAAATAATCTACTCAAAAATATCATCAAACAAGAGAGACCATCCGACGGCAAAAGTTATGGTAAGGAAAAGTACCTAGGAGCACAAAAATACGGAATGCCTAGTGGTCACGCCGAAAGCTGTTTCTTCGCGTTATCATTCCTCTATTTTACTACAAATTCAACACCACTCCTGATACTCACGGGGTCAATTGCTGTATTAACACTGTATCAGAGATGGAGCTCTAGAAAACATACTGTAGAACAATTGCTGGCGGGGTCTTTAGTAGGAACATTTACCGGATTTCTATCCTATAAATTGACCAAACGATTTATTGAAACAAAGAAAACGCCTATTTTCTAAGCCTATTATAAATGGAAGTAATATCATTACCTCAATTTATAAACATATTCAAATCAAAAACCGCGAAAACGTTCTCCGACTTCCTAAAAGAAGCCCATGTCCGTTCTGGATCCAACCTGCATCCTCTTCGCTCCTATATGAAAGACAAAAACATCGACAAAAACGACGTTAAATTGTTGTTCGAGAACATTGTTAATCGCAACGAATATTTAACACGTTTCTATACCATGTCTCTGCGTATTCCAGAAGATAAAATACATATAGAAAAAATCGCACCCATGAAGAACAAAGACATGAACAACAATGAAGAAGTTCTCTGTAAAAATCTTATTCGCAACTTGCACATCAGAGATATTCTACAGAATACGAAGTCGGGTATAGAGAACAATATTACATTCATGGATATGCTGTTGGATCTCTACACGCGCAATATCATCGATTATAAACTGTTGACGCCCAGTGCCATTTTTTACATGAAAAATGGTCGTCTCGGTAGCGTATTCTCGTCTTATTATTTTCGTGCATCGATAATGAACCCTTATCTCGTCTATTCACTTAACAAGTCGGTCTTACACGGGACGAAAATCTTCACACCTACTTTGGGATGGACATCTTACTGTTACGGTTTTCTCGTTTGTCCAGAGGTTGTAGAGTACGTGGGTACGGACGTCATTCCTTCCGTCTGTCAAAAAACGCGCAAATTCGCCACCGCGTTTTTCCCAGAGAAGAAAAACGATATATACTGCGTTCCTTCCGAGGACCTATTTCGTAAAAAGGAATTCTTGGATAAATACCGCAGCCATTTCGATGTCGTTTTTTTCAGTCCTCCTTATTATAAACTAGAATTATACGATGGAGGAAAACAAAGTACGGAGAAATACCGCACATACGAAGAATGGCTGGAGAAATACTGGGAAAAAACGATAGAATTGTGTCATCATGTTCTCCAACCTGGCGGAAAACTTTGTTATATTTTATCCGGATATGGATCAGAAAACACGAAAGAACAGTATGATTTGGTTTCTGATATGAATAACATAACCAAGAAATATTTTCTGTTGAAAAACATTCAACCCATGTATAATAAGAATGTTAACAATACAAAACATAAGGAACCCGCGGAAAAAATCATGCTGTTTGTCAAAAAATAGACTGGAACGATCTATACCGATGGTGTAATTATTGTACAAAACAAACAATATAAAGTGGTTCCATGATATTGTCTAAAGTAATGTTTTTCGGGCATAATATTCAACTAAACGGCATAGCAAATATTAGTCCTTTACGATTTCAAACCGAATTTCCAGTTGCACGTAAAACTTGGTTCATAACTTTTGGAGCAGGAGGACAAAATTATTATGATGCGGTCAATCGGCTAACCAGAGAAGTACGGGATATAAATTTATTCGACCACATTATTGGATATACCGACGTAGATTTGAGAAATGATCCAGAATTCTGGGATAAACACGCCGAAGGATTATATGATCAAGAATGGTCGAAACGCGGATACGGATACTGGATATGGAAACCCTACCTGATTTCAAAAACATTGA